CGATCCGCCCCTGTTGGGCGTCACCCTTAATGTTGAATACTTCAACAATCCATCAGTATGTTGACGGAATCACGCCGCACCGACGCTAATGGTCCTTTCGGCACAGCTGTTTTCAGCTGTGCTCTAGGTGATTCATTAGCACACCCGGATCAGACGACATCTTACGCATTGCCCAGCTATGCTGTGCAATACGAGGAGATTACGCCTAATTCGACCAAAGACCACCGCTCTTGGAAGTCGTTTGAACATTATAAATGTTCTCGCGGCAACTATAGCCAGTCTTTGGCCGACTCGCGTGTCAATACAGAGCAGTGGCAATATTTGCCACATTATTACTCTGGAATAGCCACGCAGCCACGGTTCGGTACCACAGGTTATTACCTGAATGGTAACGGCGTGCTTCCGTTCGGAGAACCTGGGTTTCCCATTGCTGGGTTACCCTTGTTCTATGAGAAACGAGAGGACGGCGGTTTCATACCCGCTCCCCTTAACTATGATGAGCTTGAACAGATGTTCATGCGTCAGGCTTTGCCTGGCATCATAGCGGAGATGTCCTTAATCAATAACATTATTGAATTAAGAGACTTCTCTTCGTTACCTCAAACCCTTCGCAGTATTTATAGTTTGTTTAGACATTCTGTAGGTACTTTACGAAGGATACTCCGAGCAACGTCAGACGGTTATCTGCAAGCGCAGTTTAACATTCTTCCGTTGCTGTCTGATATAACCGGCATCCATGCCGGTTTAGTACGGACTGAGCGTCGTATGAACGACCTCATCACCCGTATGGGTCGCGTCCAGCGTAAACATTTTGTTTACAACTGGAGAGAATTCGCAGATACTACGGACGAAGAATCGGATGCCTATTTTGGCTATTACCCCTTTTCACCGGGGTTACATAGTCAACTTAATGCATTCTATCTTCGTCGCAGCTGTGTCCACGATAACTCACAATTCCATGCAATGATCGAGTATAATTATAATTTTACTCGTTACCAGCTCGAGCATGCTCGAGTGCTTAGCCTTCTAGATACATTCGGGGTTAATTTTAACCCTGCAATCATCTGGAATGCTATTCCCTGGTCGTTCGTAGTCGATTGGGTCTTCGGCGTAAGCCGATGGCTTGATTCGATGAAAACGCAAAACATGGCACCTCAGACAAATATACTGAGGTACTTATGGTCGATTAAAAGAAGGAGGACAATATTGACTACTAAGAAAGGTCTTAGTCTTCACGTGTCCTACCCTCCTTTCGACCTGCACGTACCACAGCCGGCCGTTATCGAGGAGGCTTATCGCCGCCACGTTAATATGCCGTCTGTTAGCTCGATAGAATCGAGCGGGGTTAGTTTTCACGAACTGACTCTAGGCGCCGCGCTTGTTACAGCGAGACGTAGACGCCACAGATAACGAAGGTTTATACCTTCACACTGCGGGGTGCTAACCCGTATAAATGCAGAATAAGCATGCTAAGTAATACACTTAACACGAACGAGATCAAGAACGCAGCAGGTACTGAAATCGAGTTTTCTCGACTCAGTACCTCCGAACGCCAAACGGTGTTTGCTCAGGTAACTGAGCTTCCCGCCCAACCACACCGCCTGGTGATTTCTCACCAGGAAAGTGGTAGTGGTTTATCGAAACGTCGACGTTCCCTCGTCAGATTTGACAAGACTGTCATCTCTGGCGTGGACGCCACGCTGTCGATTACCATCTCCGCATATGCGGTACTTGACCTCCCTGTGGGGGCCATGTCCGCAATTACGGAGGGGACCAATGCCCTCGCTGAGCTCATGTCGTTTCTCGCCACAACTGGCGCTGCAACGACTGTTCTCTTCGACGGCACCGGTAACGGCGCTTCAGCGATGTTAACGGGCGGACTTTAAAGTCCGTCTATTAACACCGGCACGTTCAGACCATTGATTAACGTATGTTCTGGGATTAACACTGTCCAACCTGTCGAGGTCCACCTTCCGGGGGACCTGAATAGTTTGGTTATGTATACAGCAATGTATCCATGTGGAGCATCTTTTGATTCACCTGGTTTAGGTATCTCTATGAGATATCCTTTACCTTTATGTGTCATCTGCTGCTTCACCGGTAGTTGTTCCATTAGTACGTTAGTCATCGGTCTCCTTGTTGATTAAGTTACAATGTACAATTGGCTGGTGTGATACGTCGGGTAACTCATCGGAGGTATGCTGACAGTCTTTTTCACGAAATTTATCGTGCAAGGAATGTCGACATATACCGGGAGGCTCGAGTACGCAGCAGCCATTGGCGGGTAACTTAAAGAGTCTGCCTGCCCGATAGCCCGAATGTTAATTACCCTTGAATTGGGTAATTTTTCACTTGGGATTGAGGGTAGGAAACTCTTCTTCGTGATCTTATTCATAAGGTCGCGTTGTTATTGATAAGGTTCGTTCTATGGATCGTGGAGTGTATGCATGCTCTAGGAGGACTACCATATGGTATCCAATAAGAGCCTAGATGAAGTTGAACTCATCGCTGCACTACTCCATGACGTTCAGAACGCACATGGATTGGTGTTCAACACTCGGTCTTGCCGTTTAACTTGTCAAAAGATTAAACAGCGAGTCCGTTCTGAAGGTTTAGGTTTTCTAACGAAAACCTTGCCACGTTTGGGTAAGGCCTTTGACAAGGTCCTTACAGGAAATAAGCGTTTAAACGCTGCTGAGCTTGGATTTGATTCCTCGCCAGGCAGTGAACTTCCGAGGTTTCTCGGTGAGTTCTTTACTCGCGTACTCCAACCAAACGGTGCGGTCCTTCAGAATCCGTGTGTACAAAGCATCAAAGTAATTCGGGATATCATGTTTGTTTTTTACAAATATGAACTTCCTTATACCGATGATCAAGAACAGCAAGTCATTCAAAAGTTTAAAGAAACTGAGAATGATCTCGAACAGTTCTCAACTATCCTCCAGAATTTGGAGGTTGATGTTGAAGTTAGCTATGGTTCTCGTAGAACTCCTTATAAGAGTAATACGACGGTTACCGTAGCACGCGAAGCAAAAATATTACTTAGTAATCTTTTTTGCTTTTTCGATCCGTTAGACATCCATCCAAAACACGGCCCTGGTTCGGTTGCTACCAAGCAACGTAACCATGAGAAGTATATTTGGACAAATGTTAGCAGTCGAATCACAGATATGTACCCGTTAGATGCATATTATTATGCATCCTTCGGTCACGTCTGTGATTGTCTCGATACTCTTACGAGTATCAAAACAGAGGATCTTCCAGCTCGAGTTATACTCGTTCCGAAAGACTCGCGTGGCCCTCGCTTAATCTCTTGTGAACCCGTTGATTTTCAATGGATTCAGCAAGGATTAGGTAAGGCTATTGTTCAGCTAGTAGAGAGACATGAACTCACAAAGTTCAACGTCTTCTTTACCGATCAGACCCCAAACCGTATCGCTGCCCTCTATGGGTCAGAGAACGGAAGGTATTCTACCTTAGACCTCAACGAGGCCTCTGATAGAGTAAGCGCTGATCTAGTTCGCCTACTGTTTCCAAGCCACTTATATAAGTACTTGGACGCTTGTAGGAGCTCATCGACGGAGTTGCCGGACGGTCAGGTAATCAAGCTCAAAAAGTTTGCGCCTATGGGAAGCTGTTTATGCTTTCCTATATTAGCGCTCACTACTTGGGCTATCCTGACTGCGGGTGCTCCAGATGCGGAGACTCGAGAGAGTCTCCATGTGTATGGTGATGATGTGATCGTCCCAACGGCTTACGCCGCGAACGCGATCGAACTGCTCGAGTCATTTGGTTTAAAAGTAAACCGTGACAAGAGCTGTACCAGCGGATTCTTCAGAGAATCCTGTGGCATGGATGCCTTCAGAGGCACCTGTGTCACTCCAGTCCGAATACGGACACTCTGGTCATCAACACCCCGCCCTGAATCCTACGCAAGTTGGATCGCTTACGCGAACCAACTCTTTGATAGGAAGTACTTCCTTGCCTACGATTATGTTGTAGGCAGGTTGTTGGCCGTTTACGGCCCAATCCCGGACGCAAGCATGTCTTTGACATGCCCATGTTTACGTGAAGTACCTGATAGTGCGAAACCGAAACGCCGTCGCTATAATTCAGCCTTGCAAAAGGTTGAGTATCGCGTTACGGAGCTACAGTCTCCTATTGTTAACAGAACTATGAGTGGCTGGTCTATGTTGCTTCGGTATTTTGCCGAAGCCTCAGACCAAACTCCCCTCGAGCTCAATAAAGAACTCGATGACGAGTGTTACACTGCAAGGCCTGTGATAGGAATACACTACACGGGTCAGGAACCTTTAGAGGTTCCTGTGCCCTTCTCAGTCAGTTCATACACAAATCGTCGTGCAAGCATGCTTGTGCGACGTTGGCGATGAGGTTGGGTAAATAGTTAGACACTTGTCTACTATCATCCAAGGGCTAGGGGTATGCAGAGGCATCCCC